GACGACTCAGTGGCAAACAAATCTGTCACCAGAAGAAGGAAGGGGCAAGGTATGGGGGTATGTCGAACGCCGTAGAAAGATCTCATTAGTCTTTCCGGTTTGCGTACCTACCATATAACCTTGTCCATTTCTTCGTCCGGAGGAACAAATCGACTTCAGCACACGTCCAAGGCCCCCTCCCGGAACGAGAGTAAATCTTACAAGATTTCTCAAGTTGAAGGGTGAGGGCTCGCCTCATACTCACAAAAGTTTGATCCGGTTCAGCGAATTCTATATTAGAACAAGCAACACGGTAAAAACATAATGGAGGAGGGACGGGAGTCTCAGGAAGTTGATCAATAGGGGTTGGACGAAGAGGGCATCCGCTTAACTGCATATATTTGGTAGTTTCGCGGAAAAGAGCATTCTCGGCGGCGGACTCACTGGAAAAATCAAGTAGATTTATCCAGCGGGACCGAAGCCGATGGTGCTCCAAGATGCCCTCATCGAGCAACATCCTAGCGATCAAAAGATTCTTCTTCCTGGGAGCTCGAGATTCTTCAAAAATGGAGCCTGACGGGGGTCTGGGAAAACCGAGACCACCCGCTTCCGGCGGAAGACAAAGGGGAGAACCGGGATACCTTCGAAATTGTTCGAATAGGTAATCACGATTAGCACCCCAAAGAAATCGCCAGCCGCGGATGGGATCGGCACAAGTAGACATGAAGTCGTGCCACATACGAGATTCAACGGAAGGATTTTTAGATCCTATTATTAAACCGGAGAAATCGTATTGGCCCGACTTCATGCTTCCCAGAGCCAATTGGAGCTCTACATGTGGGAGGGAATTAACATCAAAGTACGTTGTGCCATGCACAGTATTTACCGGCTTGAATTCAAAAAGTCTGGAGTTTATAGTTCCATACTTCTGAGAAACAAGGGTTTTCCCTATACTCGGTATTAAGCCCGCCCACATGGAGATCTTCTTCCACGTCAGAAACACCGACAAATCGCCTCCCAACAAAAGATCATCCCCGTTGATTAACATGGGCATTTCATCAAGGTCCACGCGCTTTTGGAATTCATGAGAATTTTCATAGGCCATCCTAGAAAGAACGGCATTGTAAATGCAAAGAATAGGAAAAGATACGGGAGAACCCATCAGTTGCCCAGTTCCCTGGTCAACGAATTCAGACGAAGAAACGTCGCCATTTGGAGAACGCTTCCCCGTGTGAATTCGATGATTAACAAGTGCTCGCGAAAGCACAAGGGAATCCTCGAGGGGGACACCCAGGCGACTGTTCACTCTTTCTACGATGCGTAAAGCAAGGTGAGAAGGAATGTGATCAGTCGCCTGTTTGTAATCCCCGGAGATTATCCACGGGTCAGAAATCGGGTCAAGTTGGGAGGCGAAGTGCCGGAGAGCTTTTGGTCCAAGGGATTCTCCAACCAACTGAAAAGTTGGATGGTCTTTCAGCTCGCGCCAGACGCGCGGTTGGTACCTCCGGGCGACACTATAGGGGCCGGCTGATCCAAGAGTAATCACACGAACTTTAAAAGGTTCAGGGATTCCAATTGGATAGCAGGCAACTCGGTCTTCCGAAAGGGCCAAGAGGCGAAGTGAGTCATTAGCGTAGTCGAGGTCTAAACCGCATAAAGCAGAATAAACCGGGACAGCAGCCGATGGCCCAAGAAAGAACCCTACAAGATGTTCGTAGGGCAGAAACTCATATCGTAAGATCTTAGAAACGATATGACCCAAAGCTCCTCCATCCCTCCTTCCAGTGCCAATAACAGCACCACGCCCCGGGTGTCGAGGCGGAGCGGAGCGTTGACGAGATGTTGAAAATATCTCGTCAACGGTCCGGTCAATCTCGACGAGGACATCATCCTCCGTCAAAAGACGGCAGGGCGTGACAATGGAAGGTAAGTTCCCTTTCTCCGAAGAGAGTCGACCAACTGTCTCAGTGACCGCTCTGGAAATTTCCCAAGAAGCGGCAGGCAGAGAAGCAGATTTAGACTGATACAGGGAGAAGCAGAACCGGAGAAACTTTTTATCGTTTTTCCGGTTCATCTTCATCCTGTAAAAGCCCTGGTCAGAATTCAGAAGACCTAGTCGGCAAGTTCGGAGGAAGGGATCAAATAAGGGAGGAATTATTGAAGAATCAAAAGGACAAGGGACCAGTTCGAGAGAACCTACTGCGCGCGCCACGATGTTGGCCGTCCGCCACTTTAAATAGGAAGCAAGTCGGTTGGTAGATCCGAGCCATTCAAAAAAGATTAAATCTTGATGATTGGGGCGGAACTCATAACCGAATTGTTGATAGATGAAGTGGTAGACGTTCAACATGCGTTTCGTCTGATCGCAGAAGTTCCAGAAAGGTCCCGGAACGTCCTTAACAGCTGAAGTCGTTATGTTCGAATCGTTTGTCCTGGGGCAAGTGGAGGAGGGGGTTACAATTCCCCTCCCGCAAATACCACTACCTCTTTTGGACAGGCGAGGCAACCTGCCGGGGGGATCCGAACCCCCGAATGTTTTTCCG